CCCCAACGCCTCGGCCAGCTCCATCTCGATCTCTCCCTCGGCGCGGTCCAGTTCGTCAGGCACGGCGCGCTGCCTTTGCGCGAAACCAGCGGCACCAGGCGGCGATGCGCCTACTCATCATCGGCCCCCGGCTCGCGTTCATACGCCGGACAGGCGTGTTTGCACGCGCGCAGTTGCACCCGGCAGTAGAGGTACGGCTCGCCAAGGTCGTCGGGATGGCACTCGCTGAAGCGGCAGCTTCGGCACTGGCGCAGCGGGTCGAAGTCGGTCACTTTCCTGCCAGCCTCAAAACGGTTGTGCCGATGGCCTTGGTCACCGGCGAGCGCGTGATCTGCAACCCGGCGCCCGCTGACCCGCTGTCGGCAATGGCCTTTGCCTTTTCCTTGTCGCCGATCAGCACGACGTCGCTCACCGAAAAGCCTCGCGTAGAGTTCTCGGCCTCGGTGATGCCGATCAGTCGCGCCGGATGTTCTGGCACTCCACCTTGCGCACGATAGGCTTGGTAGCGCGTCCTGAATTCGTTGCCGACGAACGGCCACGCATCCTCGTCCTTGACGCTGAACGAGATCCAGCCGCCCATGTCCTGCACGACGCGCTGGATGATCGGGTCGTCGAATGTGACGCTCGAGTACGGCCCGCCCCGCCTCACCGCCTGCTCGAACTTCGACCATGCGACCATCGAAGAGTCGACAGCGGTGCCGGACAGCATTCGGATAATGTCGGCCGGCTTCGGTTGAAACTGCCCGCGATCAGGCGACTGGAAGTGGCGCCCGAATGCGTCCTCGACGGCCGCGATGTCCCATGACTTGAGCGCGCTCCACCAAACGCCTGCCACGCTCTCGCTGATCGGCTTGCCGTAAATCTCGGAGCAAGCCAGCAGGCACGCCGCGAATCGGTTACGGTCCCGTGGTTCCATCGCGCACTCCCTCGGTGTCGATCCATCGCTTCAGCGATTGCGTCGTCTGCTTCCCGACAACGCTCAACGCACTCACCGCCGCCGTCGGCGCGGTTGCCTGCCGCTGGTCGCCGAGCATCGCCCAATTCGCCCGAATCGCTTCCATGAACGCCGCGTCCCAGTCGGCATACTCGTAGCCCTTGGCCTGGCACTTCAGCCGGAACGACGCGAGGCGCTCCGGCAGTCGGTCGTGGCCGTTCTCCGCGGCCCATGCGGCAACGCGATCCGAGACGGCGAAGGTGTCGGGGATGGGGGTTCGGGGCGAGCGAGAGGCCGGCTTGCCGGCCGGCGGCGCGCGGCCACGCGCGCTACGCTTTTGCTTTTGACCTTGTTTTTGGTTTTGGTTACTGGTTACTGGTTCTTGGTTAGTTTTCGATCCGGTTTCTTCTGGGTTACCGGAAATAACCGACTCGGTTTCTTTTCGGTTAGGTGGGCGCCCCCCGTTCGCCCCGTTCTTGCGTGCCGTTTCGGCCCGTCCTTGGTAGGCGGCAATTTCCCGGTCGGCCCGCGCGTTGTGCCAGCCATCCGGCCCTTCGGTGAAAAAACGGAACACGACGTAGTCAACCGCATCGCGCTCGGCCTTTGTGATGGCGTTCGCCATTCGATACCGTCCTCGCTTGTCGAGCGGCAACGGCCCTTCGTTGGCGTAGTAGTGGTCGAGCAAGGCGTCGTAGGCTCCGCGCTCGGCCAGCGTCAGCCCGACGGTTGCACGAATGAAGTCGCCGACGTGCCGCGGATAGTGGTTCACGCACATCCTTTGCGAGCAATGGTTACGACGGCCGAACCTTCGCCGGGAATGATCACGTCACCCCGCACCACGCGCAGGTCGTCGATCTGCGCATCGTCCTCGTACACGCCGCAGAGTTGCAGCGCGTCGAGCGTTCCCTTGAGCCGGTTGTCGAGATCGAAGCGCCGCTTGTCCGGCGGCGTCAGGTGGATCTCGACTGCCAGCCGCGCCTCGCCGAAGGCTGGTGAGCCGGCGGCGATGACGCGCAGGTTGCACTCGTTCCTGAATGCCTTGTGCTCCGGCGTCAGGTAGCGCCCGCCGTTGCTGGTCGGGCCGCTGGAATGGTTCACTGAGGGCGGCCACGGCAGCACCAGGCGCAGCTTCGTCGCCTCGGTGGCCGTGACGCGCTTCGCTGCCGCCGCAGAGGCGGTGCGGCGCGCCCACTCCTGCGGCGTCATCCGCATCACGCTCACACCGCACCCCCGCTGGCCGCGATCACGCGCAGCGTTTGCGCGTCGCGGTCACGCGCCATGAACGCGCTGTTGCGCCACAGCTCGTAGGTGACGTCGCCGCGGTAGCGCACGGCGCAGATGGTGAACACGCCGAACGTCCAGCTATACGGCGACTGCTTGCGCCAGGCCGCCGCGTCCAAGATGTCGGCGTCGGCGATCATGGCGCTAGTCCTGTGCCGTCTCGGCGCTTGCGGGCGCCTGCGCGGCGAGTACGCTATGCACATGGGACGCGATGGCGCGCTTGAGCAGTTGCCGGATCACGGCGCTGTGCGAGAGACCAACGTCGTCGGCGAGGCGCTCAAGGCTGACGTATTCCTCGGCTGACAGCAACACCTTGACGGCGATGTCACGGGTCACGCGGCGACCCGCTTTCTGTCACCTCGGAACAGCGGATGACTTTCCCGGGCAGCTTTCGCCTCTTCAGGCGTCGCAAAACGACCGACCCACTTCTTGCCGATCTTCGCAAGGAACGGACGGTCGGTTCCTGGGTACAGGTTCGTAACGCCAACCGGGTACAACCTGACGGATGTTCGGTATCGGCTCTTCTGGTACTCTTGGCCGTTTTCTCGCGCGGTCGTTATGTACACGTTGCCGACTTCGTAGTCGCCGCGATCACGAACGCGCGCCATGCAATACTTGGCGGCGCCGCGTCCGCGCTCGCTCCAATGGCCGGACTGCTGCCACAAGTCCCACCATTGCTTGAGCATCAATCCCCACTTGATCCCGCGCATATGCGCGGCCCGTCGTTGATAGCTAAACGCCATCGTGCCGCCGGCCGCCTTGATCTGTCGGCATTCGGCAAGACTGCAGCCATATTTTCTGTACGCCTTGGCGTCAGCTATAGCATTGCGGGACGCCCGCCTCTCGTTCCCGCGCTTCGTTCTTCCGCCCTCATCGGGCGCACATCCGTATTTGCGCAGAATTTGCCGGGCGCGCTCTCTAGTGACGTCGTAACGTTGCCCGATTTGCGCCAATGTCAACCCAGAGCGGTACATTTCAATCATGCGCAGCGCCCGGGCGTCCGGCGGCTTGATGGCGCGCGGCCTCTTGATTTGAAAGGACGCGCAGCAAATTTGGCTGACCCAACTGACGGTGAGATCGTGTCTCGCCGCGATCGACTCATAACTTTCTCCGGCGGCACGAGCTGCGCGGATGTCAAGGTTTCGCTGCGGGATCAGAGCGTGCTTCACGCGGCCTTTTGCTCTTCAGGGGCGGCGTAGATGACGTCCAGCGTCATCGCCGGGTCAATCGCCGCCAGCTTGCGCGCCTCTTCCTTGCGTGGGGATCTGGTGCCCAGGCGCCACGCGCGCACGGTGAAACGGCTGACGCCCAGCATCGCCGCCACTTGGCGGTCGCCACGCTCGGCAATCCATGTACGAAAGGTCATAGCCGCTATCGTACACGCTCCGTGTGCGATTGCAAGGGGGGCGGAACACAATTTGTTTACCGACCCCCGGTTTGGCTGTCCTACCCTTTGCGGAATGCCGAACCCAGACCAGAAGAACCCGATTAGCTGGCGCATTGGCCGCCGCGTAGCGAAACTGCGCGAGGACCGGGGTTGGTCGCTGGAAGACTTGGCGCGGGCCACAAAAGACCTGCTCACCAAGTCCCGGCTGTCAAATTACGAGCAGGGCACCCGCCGCTTGGACATCGAGGGGGCCAAGATCCTTGCCGGCGTCTTTGGGCGCAGCGCCGCCCACATCCTTTGCCTGGACGACGACCAGCCTCTGCTCGGGCCGGAAGAGGTAGAAGTGATCGCCAATCTGCGCGCCCTGCCCGAGAATGAGCGAGCCGCCTACTCCCGCCGGATCGCTGCCATCGCCCTCGCCTATCGCGATCCGGTGCCCGACGAGGCCGTCGTCAGAAACGGCTACTCACATCCAGGCAAACGTCAATCCCGCAGTAAAAAGCCGGCCTAGCACCGGGCTGTAAAGTCCGGCCTACCGTTCGTCGGCTTGTCTCAACCGTACACATTTTGTGCTTGCGTTCGTACACGCTCCGTGTTTTAATCGGTCGCATACCACCACCGGACGTTGCCATGACCAGCAGACACGACTATCCCGAACTCGCCGACCCGCCGCGGCCGGCCGAGGTCGTGCAGACCCGCTGCCCCATGTGCCACGGCATTGGCTACCGCACGGCGCTGGTGACCATCAGTGGCGAGGAGCAGGCGTCGCGCTGCTGCTGGTGCGCGGGGACCGGGTACTACTGGGTGGAGGTGGACGATGCGCAAGGTTGACAAGCGGATACATCCATCGCTGCGCGCGGAAGTTGAAAACGCGGCCGAATGGGCGCGTCGTTACGGATGGCTGCGCAGCGGCGATCGCTCGTTCGAAGAGTGGGACGCCATGCGCACGCTGCACGGCATCACGCTCGACGCCTACATCGACCAGAAGATGGGATACGACGATGCGCACTGAACACGGCGAGAGTTTCCGCGAGCGCCTCGGCGACGCCTGCGTGCTGATCGTGGAGCTGCTGATCGCCGGCGCGCTGCTGATGCCGGGGTGGATCTGATGGCGTCCGGCGCAGCCCCCAACCTCATCGGCGCCCGCTTCGGCCGCCTGGTCGTGATCGCGCGCCTGCCGAACCAGCGCCGGCACACCTACTGGCGCTGCGTCTGCGACTGCGGCAACACCGCCGACGTGGCGGCGCGGCACCTCGTCGGCGACGGCAAGCACACCCGGTCGTGCGGTTGCCTGCGCGCCGGGGTCGAACTGACCGCCGAGTATCTGCGCAAGGCCGGCGCTACACGCAAGCGCGAGGTGGCGCTGCAAAAAGCGATGTTGACGGTAAGCATGAACCCCGAGCATCGCGTGCGCGGCGGCACCAACGGCAGCAACACCAAGCGGCTCGCGTCGCTGCTGTCCGGCGACGAGGCGGTGCTGTCGCCGCGCGACCGGCCGGCGCCGGCGTGGGGCCGCAAGACGCGCGAGGCGCTGGACGATCTGGCGCTGTGCTTTGGCTATCCGACGGGAGGTCGATGATGGGCAACGTGTACGCAATGCGGCACGCGACCGCGGAATCGCTGCGGCACATGGCAATCGCGGCGCATCCGCACAACCGCAACCATCAGGCGCGCTGGCTCCATGCCGTGAGGTACTTACGACGACGCCGCCTGTGGGTGCGCGACGGCGCGAAGGTGATGTGGGGCGTTCCCGGCGAAGGCGAGGCAGCATGAACGTCGACAAGGAAATCGCCGCCGCGCTCGCGCGCATCGTGGCAAAGATCAACCGCTCAGTCGCGCAGAAACTTCGCAGGCTGCGCGAACAGGAAGGGAAGCAATGAACGACCGTGCAGCATGGCTTGAGGCTCGGCGCCTCGGCATCGGCGGTTCCGACTGCGCCGCCGCGCTGGGCCTGTCGAAGTGGACATCGCCGCTGGCGCTGTACGCCGACAAGATCGGCGAAGGCGAGGCGAAGGAAGAGACCGACGCCATGCGCTTCGGCACGCTGCTGGAGCCGATAGTGCGCGCCGAGGCGCAGCGCCGGCTTGGGGCGACCATCGTCTACGGCCAGCCGGCCATCGTGTCGCCGGTCTACCCGTGGATGCGCGTCAACCTGGACGGCCGCATCAGCGACACCGTGATTTTCGAGGCGAAGACGGCGCGCAGCGATGCCGGCTGGGGCGATCCGGGGAGCGATGACATCCCGCAGGAATACGTTTTGCAGAACCAGCACGCGATGATCGTCACCGGCGCCGTCGTGGTCGAGATCGCCGTGCTGATCGCCGGCAGCGACTTCCGGCTCTACCGGCAGCAGCACAACCCGTCGCTGGCCGAGCTGATCATCGAAGGCGAGCGCGCGTTCTGGCGGTGCGTGCAGACGCGCACGCCGCCGGACCCGACCACGCTGCAGGAGATCAACCTGCGCTGGCGCCAGGCCGAAAGCCGCAGCGTCCAGCTGTCGCCCGAAGGCGCCGCCGCGGTGCGCCGGCTGACCGAGATCCGCGAGCAGATCAAGACGCTCGAGGCCGAAGGCGACCAGTGCGAAATGATGATCAAGAGCGAGCTGCGCGAGGCCGACGTCGCCACCGCCGACGGCGTGGTTGCCGTGACGTGGAAGCAGTCGAAACCGTCGCGCGCCGTGGATTGGAAGCGCATCGAGGCCGAGCATCCGGCTCTGGTCGCGCAGTACGCAGCAGAAAAGCCCGGCTCGCGCCGGTTCCTGATCAAGTGAGAGGACGCACAACATGAACGATTCCGCCGCCGTTGCCGTACTTCCGACTGCCACTCTGCCGGCCGTTTCCGCCGACACGCAGGCTTTCGAGCTGCAGTTGCGCAAGGCCAAGGTCTTCGCGGCCAGCACGCTGGTGCCGCAGCAGTACCGCAACAACCTGCCCGACTGCGTCATCGCCATGAACATGGCGCAGCGCATCGGCGCCGACGTGCTGCAGGTCATGCAAAACCTTTACATCGTGCAAGGCAAGCCGGGTTGGTCCGGCCAGTTTCTGATCGCCACCTTCAATCAGTCCGGCCGCTTCAGTGCCATGCGTTTCGAGTGGACCGGCCAGCCGCACTCGAAAGACTGGGGTTGCCGCGCCTACGCGACCGAGAAGGCGACCGGCGAGACTATCCGCGGCGCATGGGTGACGTGGAAGATGGCCGAGTCCGAAGGCTGGACGAAGAAGAACGGATCGAAGTGGCTCACGATGCCGGAGATGATGTTCCAGTACCGCGCCGCGGCGTTCCTGGTGCGCGCCTACGCGCCAGAGATCGCGATGGGCCTGCAGACGGCCGAGGAGATCGGCGACGTCACGCCGACCGCCGTTGCTGCAGATGCCGCGCCGACAAAGGCCGACGCCATTGCGAATGCGCTGCGGTCGCGCAACGCCGAGGCGCCGGCGCACGTCGACCCCGACACTGGCGAGATCGCGCCGCCGGCCGTCACTTATGCCGAAATTGCATCTCGCATAAATGGCGCATCGTCAAACGATGAGTGCGACGCTGTTGCAGACTTGATCCGGTCAATAGGCGACGACACCCAAAGGAACGAACTATCGTCGGAACTTGCGATTCGGCGCGCGGCCGTTGTGGGCGCTTAAAATGAAAGCCATTGATCTCACGGGTCTGGTTTTCGGCCGCCTGACAGTCGTCGCAAGACACTTTGAGAACACGCCGAGCGGACAGGCAAGGTGGGTTTGCCAGTGTTCGTGCGGCGGTTCGTCTGTGTCGCGCGGACAAGAGTTGCGGTCAGGCAAGACCAACTCCTGCGGCTGCCTCAAAGCAGAATCAATCGCCAAGATCGGACGAACCATTAACCGCCGTCATGGAATGCGCCATGACCCTATATACGCGGTTTGGCGAGGGATGGTTGTGAGGTGCGAGCAAGTCGGCTCTTCTCAATTCCACAGATACGGAGGGCGTGGAATAACAATCTGTGAAGCGTGGAAATCGTTTCAGAATTTCTACAATGACTTCGGTTGCACGAGGCCCGGTCCATCTCACTCGATTGACAGAATAGACAATGACAAGGGATACGAACCAGGAAACGTGAGATGGGCAACGCCGTCGATACAGCAAAACAACAGAAGCGACAATCGCCGTATTGAGCACAACGGAGAATCGTTGACGATGGCGCAATGGGGACGACGGCTTGGCGTCACAAAGTCAACCATTCGGCATAGGCTCCTGCGCGGCTGGCCCCATGATTTGATTGTCACGTTGCCGCCTAACCCGCACCAGCGAGTCATGCGCAAGGTGCCGCAATGAGAACCGACTCCGCCATGAACCCAGGCCGTTTGCACCTGATGCCGAAGCGGCCGTATGAGCACGGCGATGACCACACCAGCACGATGATGTGGAAGAAGGGGCAAATGGACGCCGGCATTCACTTGCCACGCGAGGTTCGCTACGTCCCGGCGCATCGCCGTGCAGCCCGCGGGATCGTCGCCGGGATCGTCGGCGGGACGGCGATCTGGGCCGTGCTGCTGCTGATCGCGTGGGGGGCTTGGCGGTGGATGGTGCGGGGATGAACAAGATCGACCTTGCCCGTTGGACGATTGACGGCGAGCGCATGGCGCCCGCACATCGGATTGCGCGCCGCGCAGTTGCGTGGCCGTTCCTGCACTTGCTGCGCATCGCGCTATGCCTTGTGGTCGCTGCTGGCTGGGGCGGAGCGGCGGCCCATCAAACGTGGAGGAATACCAAATGACCGCCCTCGACAACGTGCGCGCCATGCGCGAGGAGATCGAGCAGTTAAAACGTGGCGCTGAACGATGGCAAGAGAAGGCCGACAATTTCCGCTTGCTGTATGGCGAGGCGATGGATCAGCTCAAAGATCGGTCGGAGGAAGTGGATCGGCTCCGCCACGAACGCGACCAGTGGCAGGCGCTAGCCGCTGCGGCGGATGCGGACAAGAGGAAGGCGGAGGCCGACGCGGCGCGCTACCGCTGGCTGCGCGCCAACGCCACGCCGCCGACGCTGGCGTCAATCGCGTGGGGCCACAGCAAGGCAGCGTGCAAGTTCAGCGACCCGGATGCCGCCATCGACGCCGCTCTCAAGGAGCAGAAATGACCGACGCCGAACTCGATGCGCTGGTGCGTTCGCTGCAAGACATTCGAGTCATCCATAGCAGGCATGCTCCCGAAACGAGCATCACGCACGCCGCCGCCGACGCCATCGCTGCCCTGCGCGCCGACCTCGCGGCGGCGCGGAAGTTGCTGATTGCTTGTCGGCCTTGGACAACAATTGCCAGTGATGGAACGACACAGCGCATCGACGCCTTCCTCGCACGGGGTGAGAAATGACTACCGACACCAGCGACCACTTCCCCACTTGCGATTGCCGAGATTGCTTGCTGGCAGAGCGCGACGCGCTGCGTTCTGACGCCCGCATGTGGATGGACCGCTATAGCAGCTTGTATGTGCGCGTGGCGTGTGGCGTTGCCATTGGCGCCGATGAAGGGTCGATATTTTTGGAATGGCAGCGCGAAGTCGATGCCGCCTACGCAATCGACCCCACGGCGAGCAAGGATCACGATCTGGCGAAAGGGGAGGATGCGCCGTGACCCACCCGTCCAACACGTTGCACAATCTCAAGCGCCGCGTAAAACGTGCTCGACGCTTCCCCAAGAATACATGCCCCGCGAGTCGGCACTTGCACATCATTGCCGATCAACTTTCGCGCGGAACGATCCCGCACACGCTGCTCGACGAGCCACGGCACTGCGCGATCTCCATGCTTTCGGTGCTAGAGGCGCTGTGGAAGGCGCGCACGCAGCTCGCGCGCAAGGTGACGCCGTGAACTGGCTCTCCGCATCCGCCATCGGCGAACTCCTGGACATGACGCCGCGACAGGTGCGCGAACGGATCGCGCTCCTCAGTCGTACAGCTCCGGCCGATACGTCCAGTGCGGCGGGCGCCAATCCGCAGACCAGCCGTCGGGCTTGTTCTTGTTCCAATCGCTTCCGGCACCATTCGGCCACAGCGACTTGAACGCCCCGGCGGGCAACGGCCTGCCGACGTACTGCGGCGGAATGTAGGCGTTGGCGAGCTCGTCAGGCACTGGCCGCACCGAATGCCGAAAGCCGGTGTAATCGTGGATGCCGGTCGCTTGCGCTGCGACCGTCATGCGCGGGTCGTGGTCCATGCTGTCTCCTTCAGTTGATCCTCGGTCGCCGAGGTTACGAAGAACTTTCGCTCGCGGTGTTCGGCCTGTTTGCCGATGTTCCAGTACGACACAGGTCGGTGGTAGCCCATGCACCGACTCCACACTTCGCACGGCTGGCGTTCGCTGTTGTCTAGCGCGATCACTTCGCCGCTCCCTGTTGTGCTGCCATGATGTCGGTCTTGCGTGCGCTGCCGATGCTGCCGCCAAGCCAGTAACCCGAGACGACGAAGATCACGCCGAGCACGCCGGTCACGATCTGCGTGCGCAGCTCGCCGCTGTACAGCGACGGGTGGACGTAGAACACGTCGACCACTAGCAGCAGCGGGAACAGGATCAGCAGCAGCGTCACCCAAAGCGCCGGGTTCTGCCACGGCGGCGCGCCGGCCGGCATCAGTGCCTCGTTGGCCTTGCGCGCAGCCTCGAAGCCGCCGCCGACCTCGACGACGAGGTATGGCATGATCTCCGGCGCCGTCACCACCGCGGCGCGCACCTTTTCCAGCATCGCAGCGTCGGTCGTCACCGCGTTGATGGCGGCCTCGGTGTTGATGGCCCCGGTCGTCTCGACGATCTTCTGCACGACGGCCTGCGCCGCCTCGAGCTTGGCCGGTGTCTGTTCTTTCTTGTCGAACAGGGTCGCCACTTGCGGGATCAGCGCGGCGATCGTCGGCCCCCAGGTGGTGATCGCGGACGCGATCGCAAGCAGCGGCAACGGCATGGCAGTCTCCTTCGGTGTTTCCGGTTTCGGCGGCGCGCGCCCGGTCGATGGCGTGACCTCGGTCAAGGTGCGGTCCTCAACCGGCGCTTCCGGCTGCGTTTCCTCGAAAGTGCGATTGCCGACCTCGAGACCTTCGGCAAGCAGCTTTTCGACGAACGCAACGCACTCGCGTTTAGTGACCACGCCGTCGTGGTCAATGTCTAGCGCGGCATTCCGTAGATACGCTTCGCTGCCGTTGGCGAATACGGTAAAGTCGTCAGGCTGCCCGACTGCCGGCGGCCAGAGGATCGCCATGTAGCAGTCACCGAGAGAACCTAGGCGGCCGGTAAATGGCTTGAAGTAGTCGTAGACTTTGTCGAGCTGCTGCTCTGCCGTCATCCCGGCGAGCGCCTCAGTCGTAGTATTGAGGCTGCGCGCCGTCGACGCCATAAACTGGATCAGCCCAGTAGCCGACGATCCCGGATTGCGCGCGGCCGGCGAGAATGTGCGCCCAGTCTCGAACGCCATGCACGCCATCAGCCATGACGGCGAGGTGCCGAGGTGCGCCGCAATCGCGCGCACCTTGTCGCGAAACTCGGGCGATACCTTGGCACCCCAGGCAAGGACTGTCATTGCTTGCTATCTAGAATCGTGATCGGAATTGGCGCGTAGGAAATTTCTTCGGTGCGGATGATTGACATGGGGATGACCATGCGCTGCACGAATTGGAAGTGTCTGGTTGGACTGCTGGTAGGTAATTCTGTGGCGAGGTTAGCGGCGAAGCATCCAGGCGTGCGCGATAAAACTGTGGGCAAATCTGGCGCGTGCCATACCAGCGCCGACCCGACGAATGCTCTATGTGTCGTGGCATCGAATGGCCTCGACACGCAGTATTCGACGTAACGCCATAGGGTTGTGCCACCTTTCGCTTCGAGCACATAGACTGTTGACGCATCCTCCCTGTTCTGCGCCGGACGCGACAGGAACGCCGGGGCAACGTAGGTAATGGTCAACGGCACTGGCTCGAGCAACCACCACGCGATAAGCGGAATGCCAGCCAGCAACAGAAACCACGGCGTATAGAGCCATGCTCGTCCGAGCGGATGCGTACTCATGGATGACCACCGAAAATGCGGGTGAACATATAGCCGACGACCAACACGGCCACGATTCCAATAAGCCCGAAAACCGCTTTTTCGACTGGCAGGAACCGTGCGAGCTTGGTGTACTCGGCCTCGAGCCGCACGACAGACGACTTCAGGTGCGCGACCTCGACTTGCATCTGCGCGAGCATGATTTGCGAGTCGCCTTCGTTTTGGATCACGGCAATTCCTAACTTGGGTAGGCGTACATGGCGAAACAGCGTTTATCGAGGTAGCTCACCACCGACGATGGCCCTGTCTCGACCTCGTACAGCGGAATTGACCCGACGGTGAATCCGGTCGTGTTGGAACTCACCGCGCCGGTTGTGGCATTGGCTTCGACGTAGCTCGTATCGGATGCCGCCAGCGTGATCGTTCCATTGGCGACTGCGGTAGGCGTACCGCTCACCGACAGATAGCCCCCATAGTATCCCCATGTCAGGCCGGCACACGTCGACGCGCGGCGTCCGAACAACATCGCCGGCGACGATGCATCATGCAGCGCGTTTGCCGTGACTTCCTTTTGCGCCTGCGACTGCTGGATCGTGTCTAGCAGCGTGGTCGAATTGCTCATGTGACTCCTCGTGCTTCCGGCCCGTAGCCGAATGTCCCGGATTGCGCCACCGACCAGTAGACCGTGGCCTGCTCCGACCCGAAGTCGACGACCTGCTCCGCGGCGCTATAGGTGTACGACGCCGTCGTCGACGCAAACGTGTTGACGACCGTGTCATAGTCGCCGTCGGAATAAATCCTGATCCGATAGAGTTCGTCCGATTCGGACAGCGGAACCTCTGAATAGTCTGTCCATGCGCCGCCGACGCGCGTGCGGCGTACCCATTGCAGCAGCAGGTCGTCGTCCGCGTTGCGCCCGCCGCCAAGCTGCACCGGAGCGTAAGGCCGCAATGCAATCCCGGTGTTCGTAAATGGCGTGGCCGTCCCCCAGTCCAGCGACTTGCCACGGGTGACGGCCTTGTAATAGCGCGGCACGAACAGCTCGGAGTAGATACCCTCGACGTTGATCGCCGCCCCGAGATGCACGAATGTTTCGCCGGTCGTGTGCGTCGCCATTGCCGCCTCGGTGCCGTAGCGACCGCGCAGCAGACCGGACAGGACGTAGGTGCGAAGCCCGGTAAGCGTCGCCGTCCGGTATTGGATGATCTCGTTTCCGATAAGCGCGCGGTTGGCGCCATTGAGAACCAGGGTCGCCGTCGTGCTCGACAGCGTCGCGCTGCCCGCGCTTAACTGCACCGTTACCGTGTTTCCTTCGTCGAACGCATTACCACCGGCGAAGTTGCCGAGCGCCGATAGCGTCGTACCAACGGCGCCGAGCGTGTTGCAATCCTGCAGCGACGTATAGTTGACGCCGCCGTCATAGGATTTGAACAGCACGGCGCCGTTCCACGTCGGCGATTGATTCCCGGTCGTGACGGCATAGAATCCATACGGCTTGTCGCCGTCCTGCAGGATCGGTATATCCAGCATGACGAGGTCGGTGCGCTGGTCCGGCGTGATGACCGGCGGCACGAATCCGCTGCCAGAAGTTGAACCGTTGCCAGGCTGCGTGTAGATACCGACATGCGTAGGTAGCGCGTCGAAGTTGAGTATGCGGTTGCTCGTCCGCGTCTTGCCGACGATGCGCAGCCGGCGACCGCGCACCGATACCACATCGGTCGGTTCCAAGTATTCATACTTGCGCGGCAGCGAGAACGACAGCCGCTCGCGCTCTATCCAGGCGTTGTAGAGCACGCGGTCGGCGATCTGCCGCGCGGTGCGTGCCTGCATCGCAATCGGCACTTGAACCGTGGCGACCTTTTCGGAGTAGGAAAGTTGCCGCTGCGCGAGCTGCGTTCCCTGCTGGTAATCGGTGCCGATGTCCAGATAGTTGACGCTCACCGCACGCGGCAAGTCGGCCTCTTGCGTCCGCGCCGTTACCATCAACGCCGGAGCTTCGCCGCCCGCAGTCGCGGCCAGGTCGTCGTCTGGAATCGTTGCTGCCAGCGCGCCGCCAAGTTTTACAAACTTGACTTTGCCGTCAGACTCAACGGCATTGAACGCATATGCAACCTGCAGCGGCTCCAAACTCGAACGCACCGATCCTTGCGACGCCAGCACATAACCGTCGACGAGGTCGCGCTCGAGCTGCGTTACGTCGATCTGGCCCGAGGTCAACCCGGCGCGCAGCGACAGGTCGGATACGACCTCGTCCAGCGGCGCGGCAAGCGAATCGTTCGCAGGGTATCGCGTGACGACCGCAACCCAGTTGTTACCGACGATCCCGCAATACCCTTCCTGCAGCGCACAAATGGTCAGGTATGGATAGACGGAGAAGTCTTTGAACTGTGTCCCGCCAACGACCCCTTCGCACGCGCCGCCGGCGGCGAATAGCGCGAAGTTGCCCGCCTCGTCGATGTGGTAACAACTGATCTCGCAATCGCCGGCGCCGTTGGCGAACCACATCCAACGGCCGTTGTCCTCGAAAGTGTTTACAACGTAGCCGTCAGCAACCGTGGCGCCCTGCGCGATGGCGGAATAGGACAGCGCCGGCGATACCGTCCCGCTGTCCGCGATGGCGCTGTCGACGACTTTGTACCATTTGTCGATGACGGAATCGCCGTTAGCCGTGATGCTGGGCGCGGTAAAGATGAACAGGCCCGTACCGTCGCGCGTCAACGCAATGCCGCCGACGTACTCATCGTCGGGAATCCCGACCTCATACGCAAGATTGCTGGTCGCTTCCGGGTAGCCGCTGCCGCCGCAGAACACCGAGATCGCCGCGACCGCCGGCGTGATGCCTGCGGCCGATACCGTGCCCGCGAGATAGCACCAGACATCGATCTCGGCGCCGTTGGTCAAGTAGCGCCCGACCGGGTAATAGGTAAATGTGCCGTTGCTTCCACAATCGACTTCGACCGCGGTAGGGTATGCGTCGTCGACCGAACGCGAGCGGCTCTCGTCATAGATCAGCGTCGCGTCGTCGTACTCAAACACCGTCGCGGCGCCGCGTTCGATGACCGCAATGGGACGCCCGTCGAGCGGCCACTCGACAATCGCCGGGATCGTGGTGATGCCATTCGTGCCGCCGCCGCTCCAACCATTACCCCATTCAATCGTCTGGTCGTCGGCGATCTGATGCACGCGGATCGTGCTATCTGTCAGGCCGCGCTCCATGACCTCAAAGGTAAAGCTTGGGATGCGGTTCGCGAACTCGGTCAAGTCCAGATCGGTGAACACGACATAGCAGACGCCGCGGTGCGCCGGCACTTCTCCGACGCCTAGCTCTGCTTCCATCGTCGGATCGGGGTTTTGTGTCTCGGTGCCGGTGTAGATCACGCACGGCAGCGAACGGATCGACGATCCGGTTGACGCATCGAACACCAGGCGCGAATCCGCCCACATCTTGCGGATGCCGTGTACTGGTCCCTCGCAAACTCGAATCGCGAAGGAGGAACTATAGGAGTACGTCGTGACCTCCGGCCCGCCTTTGCCGCCTTCGGTTTGGCTCTGCTCTTGCAAGTCGGTCTGCCAGATCACGTTCCCGGCGATGCGCGAAGTCCCGAACGGGATCGGGATCATGCCGCCGAATTGCGAGTTCTGCAGCTTGAGGTCGGTGAGGCGCGGCCCTTCCACCTTTTGCGGATCGAGCGCGCCGCCAATCATGGCGCCGATTGACCATCCAACCGATGCGCCAATTGGCCCGAAGGCCGAACCGATGACCGCGCCGGCAACGCCGAGGACGAGACTAGCCATCGCTCACCCCGCGGAAGCGATAGTGCCGCACGATCCGGCCACGCCACACGTCGTCGACGCGATTCTCTACAACGCGCCGCGCCTGCGCGTAGGCGTGGACGATGTATGGCAGCGGGTCGAGTTGCGACACGATGGCGAAGTGCTGCGGAGCACTGCGAAAGCGCATCAGGAGCACGCCGCCGAGCGTGAGGCCGTCGGCCTGGTCGAGATACAGCTCTGCCGCACGCAGCAGCAGCGCCGGATCGGGAGCGCGACCATAACCGTTGAAGTCCTGCGCCCGCGCTTCCGGCCGCGCGTCGCCAAGCCCGAGTTCATAGGCCACGCCAACCAGCAGGCCGACGCAATCGGTCCCGACGCCGCGCTCGGCGCCCTGGTGCCGCCAACGGGTGCCGACCCATCGGCGCGCGGCTTCGACGACTTGAAGTGCAGTTGTCATCGGCCGGTCTGCAGCACGCGGTCGATGCCTGGCAGGTACGGCTCGCCGCGGAAGTTGACGACGTTGGAAAACCTGTCGCGGCACGTTGCCAGCGACTTGTCGCAGCCGGCGACCATCGAATAGGTATCGCCGGCGGCGATGGCGTAAGGCATCGGCAGGTGCAGCGTGATCTGCCCCGGTACGTAAGACTTCACCTCCTGCGAAAATCCGTCATTGAGGCCCGACGTAAACGTAATCAAGCCGCCGTCGAAATATCCGCTATCGATCATCGGCGTCGCCGTCCCGCCGCTGGTATAGCCAACATCGGCCGACCCGTACCATGGATCATGCTCATGCCGGATGACGATGCCGTTATGGCTTACGTCGTCGACCCGGTGAATCGCATTCGCCCATTCGATGTCGTCGCCGACCACGCCGCTGATTGTGATGATGTCGCCAACGGTGAAGTGCTCATTGGCAAGGTCGATATAGACGAAAATCTCGTTGACGGTGCCGGTCGCTTCGATGTTCGTGATTGCGACGCCGCCAGTCGGACCCGCCTCGGTGCGCGCCGCGTCGTACAGCGTAACTCCATCGTCGTTGACGCTATCCAGCGTTCCGGTGACGGTAAGCGCGCCGAGCGACACCGTGCAGCGAGAGTCGCCAAGCTGCGCACGGCAAGTCGGCGAATCCAGTTGACCGATGGTCCGCGCGTAGGCTTGCGTCAGTCCGCGCAGCTCGACTTGGAACTGCTGGCGGTTTAGCGTGACCTCGCCGAGCGTGCCAGTCTTTAGCGTAAGAACGCCTTGCGTCAGGTCAGCATAGTTCAATTCGAAGATTTCAAACGCAGCGTTATCCCAACGCCCGATGCGCAAATCTTCTTCGGTGATGCTTGGCGACTCGAGCACGCCTTGCACTTCTAGATTGTCTACGTTGAGTGCGTCCGAGTCTTGGATGTCTGTCGCGGTGTAGCCGGTCGATGCGAGATACGTCTGCCCGTCGTAGAAGATATCCGCGTTGTGATCGGTGAAGCGTAGCACCGTGCCGTCGGTAAGCGTTATCCGCCAGCAGGTCGCCAGCGTCGCTACTTCGGACGCGAGATGCGCGAGCAGGCCCGCGCTTACCGTTTTGGTCATACTCGAATCTCGACCAGCGTAATGCCGGACCATCCAACGACAAAGCTTGAGCCGCTTTTGTCGATAATCTCGGCCGGCATGGTGTCGGTGTCGAAACGAACCGGCACGTCAAACTCGCCGGACCATGTCAGCGCATCTGCCGCTTGCGGGTACATCCCGGCATTCCCCGCGCTGGAATAGGTCAGCCCGGTCGTGTTTCCGGCGTCGACGGTGACATCCGCGCCGGTTACGTCGGTGATCATCCATGCGCGATTGTTCAATGCCGCGCCGAGCGTACCGTCGACGTTGGTGATGTAAACGTATTCGCCGATTATCGCGGTCGTGAATGCCGAGGCCAGCGTGAACACGGTATTGGCTCCGACGGAAATTGAACTGATGCCGCGATACTCATCGGCCACGAACGTCACCAGGCCGGAAGCACTCAACGCATACTGCCCGGCGCTGCTGCCGGCAACCATGAGCACCGCGTTACGGTACAGCGCCGGCGTGCCGCTCACCGGCTTATAGATGGCCCGGTACTCGGTTTGCGATCCGGTGACGTACTTTTTTGTCAGTTGATACGACGGTACCCCGGTACCGACGCCGGTTCCCTGCACGCCGTCTGATGTCGTCACCGAATAATCGAGCCAATCCTTGAAGCGAAAACCGTGCGTGCGTCCCTGCGCAGCGCGGAAGAACTTGAGCAGCGTATTGAACTGCGCTTGTGTGCGTGCGGCGTGGCTCACGTCGTAGACCGACCGCGCCTGCGACCAGACCTGCGACCGAAACTCATAGCCGCTGTTCACCGTCACCACGTCGGTCATGTACCCAGGACCGCCGACGGCGCCATAGCTGATGTCATCAGGGAAGCGCGGGGATTCGATGAATGCCATTAGCCAATCCTCGCCATCGCGCGGCGCACCGCGACGCCGGTCGCCATCGCGATCTGGTCAGACGAAGCGCGCGACGTTCCGCCTGGAACGTTGACGTTGATGTTTACGACGTTGCTGCCGCCAATCTTGTGATTTGGTGTTACTGCCGACCCGCGCGGAAGGTTCACGAGTTCCGGCCCGCGCTCGCCGACCAGCGCAAGGCCGCCAGGCGCGAAGTTCGTTCCGTTGGCGAACGAGCCGGAAAGCAACTTTCCAAGATAAGCAAAGAAGTCGCTTGCGCCGCCGGTGCTGCCAACGTCGCCGAAGATTGCCTTGGCTATGTTCTTCGACGCGATGTTAGAAATGCTCGACACAATCTGCCGCTCCATGCTCTTGAAAGCATCGGACAGCGACTTGGTGCCGTCAATGACTTGCGCTATTTCGCTGGCGAACGCATCCGAGAATATAGATCGAATCTGTTCTGTCTCGTTGAACTTGCGCGTGGCCGCAGCTAGATCGCCAATGATCTTGATTCGTTCGTCGACCAGGCGGCGCGCTATCTCGACATTTTTTGCATCGCCGCTTGCAATTGCCTCGTTGATGAGCAGTTGCCCGCGCATGGTCTCGATCATCTTCGACCGCGCTTCGTCATCTTTTCCTAGCAAGTCGATTTCAGCAGCAAGCACCTTGTTGCTCTCCGCGTACTGGCCGATGCTTTGCGTGGAGCGCGCGACGGCCTCCTCCTGCTGCTTTTGCAAATCCTGCTCGGCCTTGATCTGCTTTTCTATTTCTTCGCGGCGCCGCTTCCATTCGGACGTTTCGCGTTGGATTGCGTCAATAGACGCAATGCGGTTTTTTATGTTTTCTCGTTGATCTTCGGTTAGCTTTTTCCAAGAGCTGTCAGCCCTCAATTGCGCCAAAGCTTTTTGTGCGGCAGTGATTTCTTCCGTTGAGAACGCTTCGCGCAGAGCTAGATCGGCAGCGGCAGCGTCCTTTTCCAGCTTCTCGATAATCTTGTCGTACTCGCTTACTTCTTCCCTGGCCGCTTTGCTAGTCGAATTGGAGCGTTTATACGGAAGTTGCGGCTTGTTGGTCTCGAGCCGCAGATCCCGCGCGTCCGCGTTGGACGCTCCGAACTTCGCATCGGCTACCAGTTGCTTTTGCCGAAGCAGGAACTGCTCGCGTTTCTTTAGCCGGTCAAGCACATCGTCGGATGCGCCTAACACATTGGCCCACTTGGCCGCTGCGCCTGTGTTGCTTTGCACGTCGGCTATCTTCTTTCGAGTCTCCGCTAGATTGTCGTCGATGGACTGAAAAGGATTTATCGTGCCGAAGTTAGCGATGGCCGCCCAAAATCCGCCGGCGATTTTGATGCCGTCGGTGAACTCGCGTAGCAACTGCGACAATGCAGGAACGAGATCAGAAAGAATGGCATTCTTTAGCCCGACGGCCTCGACGCCGAGTCTGCGCCATGCTTTCTCTAACGCCTCAGCATCTTGCGCCTGCTTGGTCGTGACTGTGGCGAACACATCGCTGGTCTGCGCAATGTCCTTTAGGATCGGCAGCAGGCGCGCGCCCTCCTTGCCAAGCAAGTCGACCGCCAGCGCAATCTTCCCAGGCCCGTCGGCAAACTGATCCAGCTTCTTTGCAAGCTCCTGCACGGCTTGCGCCGGGTCTTTGGCTTTGACGCCGAGAAACGCAAGCGCCTTTGCGGCCTTGCCGGATTCGTCGTCGATGCCGGCGATTCCTTTGCCGACCTTCAGGATGAGCGTTTCGAGTTGCTCGAAACTGCCGCCGGAAATTGTGACGACGTTCTTTAGCTGCGACAGGTTTTCGACCGTCGAGCCGCTGGCGTCGGCGAGGTCGTCTAGCGCCGCTGCTGCGGCTACGGTTTCCTTGATGAACCCGACGGCCTCGTTGAACGAGAACGCCGCGCCAAGGCCCGAGCCGATGCCGACAATGGTGTTTTTGATGCCGCCTATTGCGCGCTCGATCTTCTTGGCGTTCTGTTCCGCAATGGCGGCGGCGCGCCCCATGTCGGACTGAAACTTGCCAACGCTTGCGGATAGCTCAACGACCAGTTTGCCGACCGACATTTACGCCCCGCGTTTGTTGGATTGAAACTCTCGAACTGCAATCAAATCGCGCACCAATTCGTCGACATCGGAAACGCCAAGCATTTCTACAATGACCGGAAGCGCAACCCAGTCGATGCCGTCCATCAAATTCCACGCCGCAATCGCTATTGATGTCCCATCTGGCGGCGGAGCTGGAACGAACAACGGATTTGCGCTGACTAGATCGCGCGCATCTAGCCAGACTGTTAGTTTTTTCGGCGTTCCTCCACTTCGGCGGCGTGGCGTTGATAGGCGTCAAGAATCTTGGTTGCAAGAGGCTCCCAAAAGTCGGAGCGGTCTACAACCCATTCGGCCCATAGCTCAGGACTAAAGTCCGCCGGGTCGTTTACGCCGTTGCCTGTAATGTCGTTCTCGGTGACGCCAGACCAACCGATGACGCATCGTTTAGTCAGATCGGAGAACGATGCGCCGTCCCGGTGCCACGCCACTGCGTCGCCATCGGTCGGCCGCCGGCAGATAAAAGTAATCGTGCCGACGGCGACCTCAAACTCTCGCGATTTGCGCAGCTTCGCAATTAGTTCTTTGCTCATTGTCAGGATGCGTAATGGATGACCTTGCCGACCGGCGTAAACGAAATCGTGCTCGTCAACGCGGCATTCGGCGAAGCATCAAAGCCGGCGCCGCCAGACCAGTAAGCGTTGAACACCGAAACCGCAACGCCCTGGAACGTGCAACGGCAGACCATGCGCGAGTTCGTGTTTGTTGCTGCGGTAATCAACGCTTCCGCGGCGGCGCCTGGCGCGAATAGGCCGCTGATCGATCCGTCAGGCGCATCGGGCAGGCCGAAGGTGTACTTTTTCACTACGTCGAGCAGCGTAGTCAGGTCGATCTTGGTTGCCGCAGGATTCGGCATCGTGATTGTCTGCGCCGATGCCAGCGTTTCCCAGCTCGCTACCTCGTAACAGGTAACCGCGGAATAGGCGGAATAGTTGGTCGTGTTGACGCCCTCGAGCGTGAATTCCGTTCCGCTAACCGACTTGACGCGGCACGCCTGGCCGTCAAGCTCGACCATGCCGGCGGTGACGATGAAGTAGACAACGTCGCCATTGGTCAGTGAGTTGGACGCAGTAACGACGCCTTCGGTCGCCCTGCTGATGTTGGTGACGGTGATTGCGGCCGACTTGGTTTTTTCCAATTCGACTTTGATGTTGCTGCCGATGTAAGCCATGATTACTCCAAAAAAATAGCCGCAATCGCGGCCCGTTGTCGGTTGCTGCCTTTGCTACGAATGCCAGAACGAATACTGCACTGGCTCCATCAACTCCAAAGTCTCGACCTCGTACTGATCGCCGGAAACTGGTTCGCGATACTTGATCGTCAGCCCTGCCGCGCCATCGATGGCCGATTGAACGCTTGCCGCCAAAGCAAGCGCGGACGCCTTCGCTGTTATCGATGACGTTGGTTTGCCCCAGCACTCGAACAGGAACGTCGAGCGCGCCTGTCCGGCGTAACCCTGCAGCGTCATGAGCGGGTCATAGGCCAAGCGCCGATAGATTACCAGCGGCGGCTCGACGTTTTCCGGCGCAGCATCGGGATACACCTGGCCCGACGCCACGCCCGCCAACGCCGTCACGATGTCACTGTGGATGGTCATCTAAACTCGCTCAATTTGGACAGATTGTCGGTGATCTTGTTTTGAATCGCAGTCAGTGACCGTTCTTTGTTTTGCTCGTATGCCTGCGTCAGCCAACGTCTGGCCGGCACCGTTCCGGTTGCGCTTGATCGCCGCGAGCGGATCGTCCAGCCGCTCACTTTTCCTCGGCGCGACACAATGCGGTGCCCGAACTCGACCCAGCTCGCGTAGTACGCATCGGCGCTCAGGTTCTGTCCGCGTTTGCCGGTGCGGCGTAGTTTCTTTCCTTTGCGCGGAACGACGTAATAGGTCGCCTGCTGGTCGTTCGATTCTTCGCGGATGAACTTGGTTACCGCCGCGCGCCGCAACGTGCCGGTGCGGTTGTTGATCTTTCCCTTGTAAGCGTCGCGGATGATTCGTGCGCCCGCGTTGACGCCGGACCGCAGCGCATTGCGCGCGATCTTTTCCGGCAGTGCGCGCAGACGCTGCGACAACTCAGACAACCCGCGAACTTGAACGGTTTGCATCACGCCTCGCGCAAACCTTCGCTGCACTGCAGTTCCAGCGTTTCGTTCCGCTCGCCGATGTTGCGCGGCGGCGCATCAATAACGAATACCCTCGAGCCGAGCAAGATGCGCCATGTTGCGTCCAGCGCAGCGACTTGGCGCGAATAGCGCATCCTCACAATATGCGTAGTTCCGGCCTGCCGTTGTGCTGCCAGAAATTGCTCGCGCCCCGCTATTGGCGTCACCTCTGCGGGGATAGACGAAACGACCGTGGTAAACGATAGCGTTTGCTCTCCGACAGAGTCGCGCGTTGTCTGCGGCGATTGCAGCGTAACGCGCTCGCGAAGCAGGCCGGCGCGCATCACATCCTCCGCACACGGTACGGGTCGAGCAAGCCATCTATGAACGGCAGCGGCACTATCGGCGCCGATACGAGGCTTGCTTCCCTGTTCTCATACAGGTGACCGACCATGAGCATGATCCACGTTTTGATGGCTTGCGGGACATCTCCGATGTCGCCATATCCGGCCGTGTAGGTCACGGTGACCGCATTGATACTGGGTCGCGTCGACGGCCATTCATAGTCATAAGCAGGAACCAGCCATCCTGGTTCCGTTCGTTCGTCCAGTTCATACGCGGCCGCCGCAAGCAAAGTAAGCGTTCCGTCGTTGGCGATATACTCCACCGACGTTATCGCTTGAACCGGCGGATACGGCAGCTCAATCGCATTAGGAAACTCGTCCAGCGTCTTTACCCATGTCTGCGTGATAAGTGCGCGGCCGAGCGAGTTTTCTGCATAGTTGCGGCATGACACGATGAGCGACGACAACAAGGCATCGTCCGTCGTATCAGTGATGCGCAAGTGATCTTTCAAATCGGACAACGCTACCGGCTCACTCGTCGCATCAACGGTGCGGCGCAATGCCATTAATATCCCCTAGCGCGGACGATCCGCGTTGATCTGTGCCGGGCGATTCTGCCCAGTGCCGCCAATCGGAAAACGATAGCCACCACGACCGGGCGTAACCGCTACGCGAACCAAAGGCGCGTGGCCGGCAAGTGTCATGGCGCCCGCGGTCGGCTCGACGAGCGTGAGGCCCGTTCCGATTACCTGCACGGTTGGCGCGCGGCCCGTCAGCACCAGCGCGCCCTTTACCGGGCCGATGATCTGCGCACCAGTCTGTATTAAGACCGGAGCGTAACCGCCAAGCGTCAATGCTCCAGCAACCGGCGCAATCGCTTGATTGGCCGTCGTCGAGATATACGGCTGTTTGCCGGTAACGACTATCGCGCCGGACGCAGGCGCGATGAACGTCGTTACGTTCTGCGTAACTCCTGGCGCGTATCCTGCCAGCGTCAACGCGCCCTTGACGGCCGCAATGGTGCGCGGCTGCGTGATCGCTGGCGCGTGGCCGGTCAGCGTTGCGTGACCGGTCGTCGGCGCAATCGTTCCACTGGCGGACTGCTGTACTGTAGGCTCGTGCCCGGTAACCGTTGCGTGACCAACCAGCGGATTCATTACCCGCGGCTGCGTAATGCTTGGCGAATAGCCGATCAGCGATAGCGCGCCCTTGGCTGGCGCGACCGCTATGTCCTGCTCAATTCCAGGCTGCTTGCCGGTGATCGTTGCGTGACCGACGCTCGGCGCTACTGTGTGCGGTTGCGTGATGGTCGGCGCATACCCTGTCGCAACCAGCGCACCCTTAATCGGCGCTACAGTGGTAGTCGTCCCGCCCGCCGCCGGGCCGA